TGCCAACCCAGAGCAGACGATACCGAACATCACCAAAGAGCAGTTTTTCAAGAAGCAAATCAAGGCGTGGGCTCGTAACCAAGCGGTGGAACACGCCAACCGTACCGCCCTGGCAGCCGTATTAATGGAGGAGGACGCCGCCTAATGAAACTTGAAGACATCACGACAGTAGAAGCCTGTAAAGCCCTGGCCTTTGATTGCATACAGGCTATCGAAATGCAGCAGCAGAACTTGCGAGCTTTGCAGCAGCGTATCGCACAACTCAGTGAGGAAAAGTCAGATGACTAAACCTATCGCCCCACTTCTCAAGTCGGCGTATGTGGCGGCGGTGAATGTGGTGGTAGCGTAATGGCTAATATTGAAGCCCTCGTCATTGAATGGCTCGGCACTGTAGTGTCGGACTATCCTGTGAGTGGTGACAAGCCAACAAAACCACCAGAGAAGTTTATCCTTGTAGATCGTACTGGTGGCGCACGTGAAGCTATGGTACTCGACCGCGCCGAGATACTAATCGAGGTCTATCATAAAACTAGTAGACTCAATGCCAGCGAAAAGGCAAACGAGATAGCCGACAGGATTGTTGAACTTGAAGCCTACGACCATAACATCACCCACGCAGACATTAACTCAGTTGTGTCGCTTGATGACACCCAAAGCCAATACCACCGCTATCAAATATACTGCGACGTTTACCACCGTCGCTAGTGGCTGTATAACAAATTTGCTCAAAGTACTTGTTGCAAATAACGCGCTTGTGTTATATTGGAGACAGTCAGAAAAAACGGGTTACGCCCCGGAAAGGAAAAGCGGAGATGACTAAATACTTTACAAAAGATGGTGACGACTTTAAGGAAGTGGAAGATACACTTTTCACTCAATCCGAGATCGACACAAATATCATCCCTAAGCGTCTCGAGCGGGAGCGCGGCAAGTTTGCCGATTACGAAACCCTCAAAGAGAAGGCTGCAAAGGTTGATACGATCAAGTCAGAACTTGAGAGCAAGCTAGCGGAAAAGGACGTTGCAATTGGCGACCTTACCACCAAAGTGAAAACTGCGGAGCTAGGGACTGAAAAAGTCAAGATTGCTAGCAAGTACAAGCTATCTGATGATGCACTTGAGTTCCTAGACGGAGACAGCGTCGAGGCACTAGAAGCGAAAGCCGAAAAGCTTTCAAAGCTAGCTCCTGGAGGCAAAGTAGTCGTTAAGAAAACCGGCAAGCCTGCAGAAGGCGAAGCCGACGGAAACAAAAGCATCGCACGTAACCTATTTGGTCGCAGCAACTCTGACGCTTAATTAACCGATTAAACGAAGGAATATAAAGCAATGGGTAATCCGCTTTACACAGACGCATTAGACCTAGCCGCACACCAGGGCGAGGCATGGCGCAAAAACATCCGAGGTGGCGTCCTCTCTAAACTAGCCGCTCAAGATCCAACTATCAAAGTTGGCTCGACTGATCACTTTACATTCACAGGTACGCCAAAAGCGGAACTAGTGGGTGAGGGTGCAGACAAGTCTAGCAACGACGGCACGCCTACAAAGGCAACCGCCAAGACTTACACGGTTCAGGTTACTTACCGAATGAGTAACCAGGTACTATGGGAAGATGAAGACTACCAAACTGGCATCGTCGACAAATTGGTAGAAAACATCGCGATCGCTTTGAGCCGAGCGCTCGACTTGATTGCCATCCACGGTATCAACCCTAAGACTGGTACAGTTTCTGCAGGAGTTACTCAATACTTCGCAAAAGCTGGAAACGACGTTGGTCGCGTTGTTGCAACCGCTGATCCAAACGCAGACATCGAAGCGCAAGCTGAAGATCTGCAAGATGCTGGTCACATCGCAACCGGAATCGCCTTCGACCCTGTGTTCGCTGGTAAATTAGCTCGCACCCGCGACCTAAACGGCAACAAGCTCTATCCTGAGCTGGGTCTTGGATTCAACGTTGACAACTTCCAGGGTCTGCCTGCCGCTTCTAGCGACACAGTCTCCGGTCGTCAGGAACTCGGTGCAGAAGATGCTCGTGTTCAGTCGCTCATGGGTGACTTCAACGCCTTCCAGTGGGGTGTTGCCCGCAACGTGCCTCTAGAAACCATCGAGTATGGTGATCCAGATGGTAACGGCGACCTTAAGCGTACGAACGAGATCGCGATTCGTGCGGAAGCCGTCCTCGGCTTTGTCATCTTCGACGAGACTGCTTTCAGCCTCATCGAAAAACCAGTTGCTAGCTAATCTCGGCTACTAACTCGAGAGCGCTCCACTTCGGTGGGGCGTTTTTGATTGTTGTGATAAAATAAACGTATGATAAAAGCTCAAATATACCTGTACAATAATCGCTTCACTGGGGAGGTCTTACCGCTTACAAAACAACAGGGTAAAAAGCTCTCCGAGGACTGGTCGCGCATCAAGCCAGCCATAAACGACAAAGGACAAAAGGTGCTCCGCATGAAAATGGAAGGTGGCACTGTCGATATACTCGAAACGGAGGTCGCTAAAAATGTCGTCCCAAGATCAAAGTAAGTATATTGCCGACCTGGTTGTATTGAAAACAAAAGAATTCAAAGAGGTCAAGGAGTTGCTATTGGCAAATGAAATCGTCAGCGCCGATGCGGAGATAGTAAAAACCGCTCAGAGCATTGACGAGATTACCCACGCACTGACCGACCAGCAGGCTTCTAAATTCATAGACGTATTAGTTGGCACAAAAGAACCGGCACGCGGTCGTGCGTACTCTAAGAAGCGCGTGGAGCAAGCGTCCGGGCTGGTAGATGATATTAAAAGCACTATTGCAAGGTGGAAGTTCTAATGGACTATGCACAACTAAACGATACGATACAAAAAAAGGTCATGGCGGCACTCGCCATTATTAACAACCCCGAAGTAGCGCCGGACGTGCGCCAGCTCAACCAGGAGATACTATTCCGGGAAGTCGGAGCGGCAGTATACGCCAAAGTCTACAATATGAATGCCTTTGATTATGAAATCGAGCATACAACCGGTCCGGGCATTGACGATCGGCACTTCGGATTGGCGAAGGTTGCCAGCGCCAGCGTGTCGGCAGGAGCACTCGGGCTTGGTCTGCTGGTCCGGAATTACCTGGATACTATGGCGAGCAACGCGCAGCGGGACGCTACTCGTAATGCATCGCAGTCCGGTAAACGTGTCCGTATAATTCGCAAGGTAGTCAGCGAGTCTTGTAAATGGTGCGATGAATTAGAGAAAACATACGAAGGCAGGTTTGAAGATGTTCCGGCTGAAATATGGATGCGCCATCGTGGTTGCGACTGCTCGATTGTTACTGAGGGCTACAGAACCAGGAATGGTCTGCTGGATAACTACGTTAAAGACAAAGACGGCAAACGAATATAAAGGTATATGAACCCAACTCTTGAGGTAAAAGCCTATGTCGCAAAATATCGTTGAGCTAAAATTGGCTGGAAATATACCGGCAAAGAAAAACTCGCGCATAAATCGCGGGGACGGCATGAGCTTTCCGAGCCGGGCGTTCGAGGACTGGCAAAAAACTGCGATCGGCAATGTGCGCCTGCAGACGAAGGAGCGCTTCGAGGGTCATGTTATGCTCGAGCTTATTCTCTACTTTGGCACGCTCGGGCGCGCCGACACCGACAACCGGGTCACTAGTATACTGGATATGTTGGTAAAAGCGGGCGTGTTCCCGGATGATTATTGGGAGAGTATCGCCAAGACAAACTACGAGGCGGCATATCGCCCCGGCAGACCCGGTGCATTTATCAGAATAACGCCATTACCAGATGACTTCTTCGGTCCGGAATATGCGGAGGCTTCAGCCAAGCGCGACAAAAGAAACCTTGCGAAGAAACGCTAGCGCTATTCATATGTTACAATTACAATATCTGGTATAATATTAACCAATAACAAATACGCTTACGGAGCGGTAAACCCGGCTAAAAAGGAACAGCAATGCAACCACAGCCGGTAATCGATCCACGAGAACATGAAGCCCAAGCAATAGCAGCTCAATTATTGCGACAGCTTAACGTATACGAACCGCAGGTTGCTAATAAATATGCTTATTACGAAGCCGACCATGATACTCGCGACTTTGGTATCTCTACCCCTCGCAAAATGCTCCACCACCGCCCAGGCATCGGCTGGGCAAGTCGTGCGGTCAACTCTCTTTCAGACCGCGTAAACTTCGACGGCTTCGCTCGCGACTCGTTCGGTGTGAATAACTATTTTACTCAAATCAACGCCACTAGTGTCATTAGCCAGGGCAAGCACGACAGCGCTATTGGCGGTTGTGCGTTCGTCGCCGTTGTCGACAACTCCGAGGACGACCAAGCACACCCTAAAATACTCATGCCATTTACTGCAGAGGAAGCCACCGGCGAGATTAACCAGACGACCGGCTTGCTGAACGTTGGTCTAGCCGTTACTCGCTGGGCAAAGCCACAGCCAAGCATAACACAGCCCTCGCGCCGCGTACGCTTCGCTCCTGCAGACTTCATAGTCTTTACTAAAAATTACACCGCTATATTTGAGAACCGCGCCCTGGTCCAGCTCGTTCCAAACCCAACTGGTCGTTGCTTACTGTCGCCAATGACCCACCGCGCAACTGCTCGCCAACCGCTCGGTAAATCACGCCTTACAAAGACTGCCCGCCGGATCATCCAGGAAGTCGGTCGCCAAAAACGCCGCGAGGAAATTGCCGAGGAGTTCTATAGCCTGCCACAGCGCTATATTACCGGGCTTGCTGAGGGTGCTAAAAAAGACCCTAAACTAGACAGCTCAATCGGTATAGTATGGGCAATACCTAAAGATGAGGACGGCAACGCTCCAACAGTCGGTCAGCTCCAGCAAATGTCAATCGATGGCTTTATTGGCGCGAAAAAGGACAAAGCCCGCGACTTCTGTGCGGAGACTGCCCTTACGCTGCGTAACCTCGGTTATGAAACCGGCAACCCAACCAGCGCCGAGAGCTTATCGGCTATGTCGGACGACCTCTTGCTAGAGGCTACAAACTGGCAAGACGAGCTTGGCCACCAAATTAAGAACATAGCTATTACTCTGCGTATGAGTATCGATGGTATCAGCGACGTCCCTGATGCCATGAATGAATTAATACCTGCCTGGAAGCCTATATTCCAAATGGACGTGGGCGCTACCGGCGACGCTATCGGCAAAATTCAGACTGCAATGCCCGAGTTTATCGGCACTGTTGCTAGTTATCGTATGCTCGGTGTTAGTATTCGCGAGGCCGAAGAGCTCGTCGCTAAACGACAAGCGCTAGCCGGGCAAGCGGGAATTATAAACGGTGGAGGAGGTTCGTAATGGCCGATGGCATAACAACACCAGTAGAGTCACCCAACGCATACGCAAACGATGTGGATCTAACTAACTTCTGGAAAGCCCCGGACGATGCAACTCGTGCGAATTACCTCCTGAAGCTCGCCAGCAACCGCCTGCGGCTACTTGGCGATGATAACGCTGTGGACGTTGATGCGCGCGCAAACGCCAGCCCTGCGTACTTCGACACGCTTCAGTGGGTTGTAATGGAGTCTGTTAAGCGTGCTCTACAAGCACCGCTTGATGGCCAGCCTGCCGAGAGCTTCCAGCAAACAGCCGGTCCATACAGTGAGAATATAAAATATACTAATCCAACTGGCGACCTATGGTTTAAGAAGGCAGAGCTATCGGCCATCGGGCTTACTGGGAGCGCAGCGCTATACAGCATTAGTACCTCGCGTACAGATATATACGGATCGTAATTATGGACTTTGGTCAGCTACTATCCGCGTATGGGCTACCGGGAATAATTATCTTTGCTATGGGCATTGTAATTGTTGCCCTGGTCCGTCATATCGTTAAGCTGTACGATAAACTCTTTGAAATCCAGGAGGCCCGGCGCCTCGAAGGTAACGAAGTTGCAAAAGAGTTAAATACTACACTGCAAACTTTCTCCGAAAGTACTAAAATGCTTATTGATAAGATAAAGATTGTAAGAGGTGAAAAATAATGAAGTGGTTTTTTTGGAAGAAACACGGAACACACCCATCACGAAGGCTTGATGCTATCGAAGTACAGGCTGCTAAAACCCACCAGCAAAACATTAAAAATATAGTGAAAAGTCGAGGCGATGCTGTTAAAGTAATAAAAGAATTGAAGCGCAACAACATAACTCTCGAGTTAGCAAAGGCAATCGGTCACTAAAATGGATGCACAAACACTAGCCGCAACACTACTGGCACTAAGGATACTAGCGGTTATTTTACTTACAGCCGCACTAGTTAAACAGGTCCAGCTTATACGAACCACTACCACCGAATACCCCGGCGTCCGCTGGGCGGTTTTTGCTGCCACTGCCGCCATACTAATAGGCCAGGTTATACCAATAGTATTGGACACCGTTGTAGCGTTCGGATCGTCATACCAGGGCCGCAGCGCCGCCCCTGCGCTTTTACCTGCCAGCTATGCGCTCAATAACGCTATTGGTAGCGTGATCATAGGTGTACTGCTTGCCATACAATATTATCGCCCTCGACGTAAGCGCTAGTATGATACAATAAAAATAAGCAGAGCTTCTCAATAGGGTCGTTGTGCCGATACAATAGACAAGGTTTTAATATCATGAACGATGCCAGTAAAGTTTCGTTTGGTAAACCAAAAGCCACAGGTGCGGTATTTGTCGCTCCTGCGGGGACTACAGTCCCTACTAACGCAACCACATCTCTAGACGCCGCCTTTAAGGGTCTGGGATATGTTAGCGAAGATGGCTTGGTAAACTCTGTTGAGGCTAACACCGAACAAGTTAACGCTTGGGGCGGTGATCTAGTATTGGTGGCTCAAACCACCTTTATGGAGACCTTTATGGTCAACCTCATTGAGACCAATCCCGAAGCACTCAAGGTATATTATGGTGAGGACAATGTCGTGGTTACCGGTGACAATATCACAATCACTCAGAACAGCGCACAGCTGCCATCTGTAGTCGTGGTATTCGAGCTTGTTTTGACCGGCGGACGCATCAAGCGTATCGTTGTGCCTAACGCTCAAATCGTTGACCGCAGCGGCGAGATCACTTACGTTGATGGAGACCCAATCGCGTACCCAGCTCTGTTCCAGGCATACCCTGACTCAGACGGCAATAGCCACACTGAGTACATTGCGGTTGTTGCTTCCTAACAACGTGATATACGGCAAAGAACGTCCTTCAGGGCGTTTTTTGTTTGTGTTATAATTGGGATATTAACTAAGAATGGAGTGGTAGAGGCTATGGCTGAAACAGATCAAAATGAGAGAACTATTAAAGAAGTCACAGTGGACGGGTACAATTTTAATGTTGATACTGACCTGCTGGACGACGTTGAAGCTTTTGAGTATATTGACCGAATTGAGAATAAGGGGCAAGTAGCGGCAATCGCTCCATTGCTAAAGTTCATGGTGGGCGATCAAGGCTACGCCGATATGAAGGCACATTTTACTCAAGCAGACGCAGAAGCGCACAAAGACGAGCCTGGCTACAAAGGCCGCTTCCGTATTAAAAAGCTGCAGGATGTTTACCTGGCTGTCATTGAGAAGTTTGACCCAAAAGGCTAGCGCTTCTCAAAATACGCCGAGAGCATTTTGACGAACTAGAGGCGGACTTCCAACAGTACTACAACCTGGACATCGCGCTATTACACTCGGCAAAAGCGGCGCGACTGATGTTTCAGTTGCCGCGTGATTGCCGGGTATTCACTAAACTGCAACCAGCGGTCCAGTGGGGCTGGGGTGAGATACTCGCAAATAAAACCGTGTACTTACTCGAAACATTGGTGTGGATGAAAACCAAGGACGCCCAGAAGAAATTCCCACAGCACCGACCAAAGTTGTTCACACCGGACTTTATGCCACAGCATTCAGCGCCGGGCGAAATAAGCAACGGTGCAGTCATACGAACAACCGACGATATACGCGACGTGCTATCAAAACCACGCGCATAAAAAATGTATACAGGCGTATAATAGGCAATATGGGCGTGTGCTCCGATCGGATGTATATACAGAGGGGGCGGTAGCGGCAACAGGAAGCCGACAAAGCGCCAGACGTGACGCGATAAACACCGTATAATCCGACCCAAAAAATACTGCTTTCCGGCAGTTTTTTGCCTTTCAGTTCGTTTTTTGTTCGCTCCCCCGCCCTACTCAATGCCGACATATTTTTGACTTTCTGTAAACCCACCTCTATAAAAACACTTGCTAGGGGAGCAGTAGGGGAGTAGAGTGGGGTTATATGGGTACGTGTGAGCGATGCGGTGGTCCGCTAACAAACAAGCAGTCTCGATGGTGCTCGAGGCGCTGTTCAAAGCTCGGCCTCAAAAGTGAATATAGAAAGCGCAACCTAGAGAAGATTAAACAATATAATAACGAGTGGAGGAGCGCTAAAAACGGTGGTAATACTCCGATTAGATACCCAGCGCTCCGCCGAGCAAAGGTATGCCTGCGTTGCGATAGTGACCAGGATCTACAACTCGCCCATGTTAAGCCTATTGGCGCGGGTGGTCGTCATGATCACGTAATAACACTCTGTCGCTCTTGCCATCATCTATTCGATAACCTACTGCGTGACTTCTGGTATACAATAGAAGCATGAGTAAAGATGTATCGTTCTCGTTGGATCAAGTCGCTGCCTCAGTGATACTCACTGACATGGTCGCTCCGGTGCTAAAACAGTCCGCTGAAGCAATAGCATCTCGCGCCAGATCAATGGCTAGCAGCATGAGTAGCGACCCGCCAGAGATTACCGTTACCGAGTCGGTCGGCGTTGTGAAGCGCGGTCGGCGCGCCATTGCAACGGTTACTGCAAAGGGTGTCGATGCACACGCTAATTACATCGGACACCAAGCGCTCGCAAAAGCAAAAGATGCTGGGCGCGTCTGACGCTCCTTTATGTTATAATTTGAATATCAAAACAACACGCCAACGGTTGCGGTAAAACTGGCTTAATTAAAAGGTAATAAGCAACCACATGGCAGACATCGGATCAGCAACAGTACGCGTTACGCCGAATATGACCGGCATCCAGAGCAAGATTGCTGCTGGTTTTAAAGGCTCTGCCGGTCCAGCAACCGCCGCTCTCGGCGATGAAGTAAATGCTAATTCGAGTCCATTCCAAAACGCCATCGGAAAGCTGGGCGGTTTTGCTAAGGCTGGCGGCATCGCTATTGCCGCTGGTATGGCTGCAGGAGCGGTCGGACTAGCCACACTGACCACAAAGGCGTTGCAGTCCGGCGCGGAGCTAGAACAGCAACTGGGAGGCGCTGAAGCGGTATTCGGAGAGTATGCCGCGCAGATCAAAGCCAAAGCCGACGATGCGTATACGAATGCCGGTCTTTCTCAAAATGAATTCTTGCAGGGCGCGAACAAGATGGGGTCGCTATTCCAGGGCGCTGGCTTCAGCGTGCAGTCGTCAATGCAAATGTCAGCCGACTCAATGCAGCGCGCCTCTGACGTTGCGTCTATTATGGGTATCGACACTACGAGCGCTCTAGAAGCGGTCCAGGGAATGGCCAAGGGTAACTTCACGATGATGGATAACCTGGGTGTTGCTATGAACGACACCGCCATCGGCGCTTACGCACTAAGCAAGGGTATTAATAAGTCCACCTCCGAAATGAGCATCCAGGAGAAGGTCGGCCTTGCACAGCAAATGTTCATGGAAAAAACTGCCAAATATGCCGGCAACTACGCGAAAGAAAACGACACCCTGGCTGGCAGCATAAACACTACTAAAAAAGCGTTTGAGGACTTTATGGCAACCGGCAACGTGACCGGCTTTGTTGAGAGCCTCGTAAATACCATAAAAATTGCCGTTCCGCAGATCATCGCGCTATTGCCTAAACTGGTCGACGGCATCGTGCAAATCGTACAAGCTATCGTCCCGGCGCTTGCATCCGCGCTCCCTACTCTAATCCCTGCGCTAATTAACGCTGTGGTAAGCCTTATACAGGCGCTAGTAGCCGCAATGCCTACAATCATCCAGGCACTACTCGCGGCGCTTCCGCTGCTCATAAACGGCTTTATACAGCTATTCCTGGCAATTGTACTGGCGCTCCCTCAAATCGTTACTATGATTGCCAACGCCCTACCTACAATAATAGATGCGATTGTAAAAGGATTAACCACCCCAGAGGCGATTACAGCAATCATAATGGGAGCGATCCAATTGTTGATGGCGCTAATATTGGCTATTCCAACCGTCATAACCGCTCTTGTTAAAGCACTTCCAGAGATACAACGTGCAATATTAACTACTCTGACCAGTAAAGCGTTTATTGATCAGCTGCTAGGTGCGGGTGTCCAATTCATGAAATCAATGATCTCTGGTATTGCTGGAATGTATGGTCAAATAGCATCGAGTATCGGTTATGTTGTACAAACTATAAGTCAAATACTGTCTCCTAGCAACCTGGCGCGTATCGGTGGCGATCTAGTAAAGGGTCTGTGGAATGGTATCAGCGACGTGACCGGCTGGATACTTGGCAAAATACAGGGCTTCGGTAAATCCGTCATGGACGGCATTAAAGGCATATTCGGTATTCACTCGCCATCAACCGAGTGGGCGTGGGTCGGTAAAATGGACGTTATGGGCTTGGCAAAGGGTATTACTGACAATGCCGGGCTGGTTACTAAAGCCGTCGACCAACTAGCCACCGACGCTATGTCCGGTATGACTATAGCTCCTGCAATGGCTGGCATGAATGTAACGCCGGTTGATACTGCAGGTCTTACCGGCTCGGCAGTTGCAGCAAATGGCGGAATAACGCAAAATAATAACATCTACAACCAGGTTGATCTAGACGCTGTGACTAGAGACCTAGCATGGCAGATAAGGCGATAAAATGAATATATTAGTAAACGACGTCATAACACTAAGCGCAGACCCACAAGGCGGTCACTTTATCATTACCGGAGTAACCGGGCTTGGCTCTGCGGATATTCGAACATCCAGCTTCTTATTTGCCGGGCGGTCCGGTGGTATGGTAACCGACCAGCTTTACGGCTTCAGGACGATCGCCATCACTGGTAAAATAGGCAACCCGTCAATGACGCTAGTACAGCATAAGCTAGACCGCGCCGCGCTGCAGAACGCTATGCCACTCGGCGAGACGTTCCCGATTGACATTACCCTATTTAACGGCGAAACATACACAATAGACGTAAGCCTAACCGATCTTAAACTCGAGTATAATCGCCGGGGATACGCGAGCGACTTCCTGATCCAACTTACTGCAGGCGATCCATACTTTTACAGCACCGACGGTGGCGACGAGCACACAGCACACATTACCCGCGTTACCCAGGGTGGTTACGTTACGCCATACGACTTACCAGTCGACTGGGCTAGTGGTAGCTCGCCAACTGTAGTCTCTAACTCCGGCGAGACGCTATACTTCCCTCGCATCGAACTGCACGACCAAGCCGACAACCCTGTAATAATTAATCAGACAACTGGCGAGCGCTTCGAGCTAGATATAAACCTGGTAACCAGCGACCTCGTAGTAATCGACATGGCAAAGCGCACAGTGAAGCTAAACGGCTCAAATATCATCGGAAACAAAACCGCCGACAGTATATGGTGGGGTCTGCAGCCAGGAGACAATGCAATCGTTCTCGACAGTAATAGCGGCAGCGACACTGTTACTGCAGATATTTATTGGCGTAACGGCGTAAGGGGTCTCTAATGACTCCGACGCTAAAATATGAGTTTGAGCTATGGATAAACGGCTCGCAGGTCGGCGATATAACAAAGCTCATGCAGAACCGGCGCTATTCGCTCACACGCAACGCCAGCGAAGAGTTGAGCTTCAGCATGAGCCTGAGTGCCTTTGAGGACTACTGCGCCCAACTGGGGGCTGCTCCGCAGGCTGTGCTTGAGGCATACGTCACCGATATACGCGTAAAAAGAAACGGCAATTACTACTTCGGTGTCCACGTAGTCGATATGCAATACGCTCTCGAAGAGGACGGCATCACTGTAGAGGTAAAGGCGACCGGCTTCCTTGACCTGTTCGCAGACCGATACGTCACTATAAGTTATGCCAATATGGAGCGGGTTGCAATCATTCAGGATATACTCGCCGAGACACAGGTTACTGGCAACCCAGACGACGACTACGGTGTTACACTCGGTCCACAGCAATATAGCACCGGACTCAACGATACCGAACGTGTGTATATTGATCAGAACGTCCGCGATGCAATCGTAAACATGACAAACCTTAGCGATGGCAACTTTGACTTTCGTTTTAACTACGACCGCAGTTTCGAGACCTTCTCGCAAATAGGCAGCGACCGACCCGACAATAAATTCACGTATCCTTACAACATCAAGAGCGGCAAAATAGTCCACACAGCCACAAACCTCTGGAACTACATTATTGGTCTGGGGTCTGGGTTCGGTGAGGAGACGCTCCGTACGGTAACCGCTGACGACGTAAGTCGCGGAAACCACAAAACCCGCCAGAAGATAGTCAGCTTTAACAGCGTGAGCGTTCAGCAAACACTTGACCAAAACACTTATGCGTATCTGCAGAAAGTAAAAGACATCCTCGAGCTTCCTACCTTTAACGTGAGTGGCGCTATTGCCGACCTGGATGTACTGGGTGTGGGCGACCGCGTGCCGGTCGAGGTTGTTGGTCATACTGCCCTGCCATTAAATGGAGTCTACCGAATAGAGAAATTGAGTGTCGAGCTAGACGAAAACGACGCCGAGAGTATCGCAATTACGGTGGATAATTATGGCTTATGACCAGATTAAGCATGTCGCCAGATTACCAATTCGCTGAGAAATTCAAACAACTCCGGCGCGACATTGAGGAGATCAAGAACGCCCAGCGTGTCGGTCGCGATATTCTAAAGCCTAAAATTGTCGAATGCCTAGATGGTAGTGGCAACCCGACGCTATATGACCTCGTCACTGTCCCTGTACCGGACGGCTTTGGTGGCTATACCAACAGGGCGGACTTTGTTGCTCGCTATACTGCAGACCACCAAGACCAGCCCTGGGGAGCGCCATTATACAAATTGATGTTTGGCAGCCCCACCGTTCCGGCAACGCCCGGGCAAACGTATGGTTTCACATACCCATACCTGACAGACTTCCAGTACAAGCCGGGCAAGGTTACTTACTGGGGTTACTTTGGTAATAATAACTTCGCGAGCGCTGTTCCTATTTACATAAAGGTGTACTTCTATGCGACCGACACAGGCTCGCTAGTAGTGACCCAGGAGAGCACAATATAATGAACCCCGACGACTACTTCAACTCACTGGGTTTTGAGCTTAAAAACATCGAGGATCAAATCCGCGAAATAAAGCAAAAGCAGCCAAACGGAAACGATACCGTAAACACATACGCCAACAAAAGCGCTGCAGTTATTGGCGGGGGATGGGATATTGACTGGACTCCTGTGTGGGCATATACACCTGGATCTAGCCGAGGGTTAAATAAAGCCGTTATATTTCAATCAGACGAGCAGGACGCCCCAATTAGCTCTATGCGCTACGAGATACTGGTAAACAATACTGACTGGTATACGATCGGTGTATTCGATGCTCCTTTTATGGGCTTGGTAGCAGTAAACGGTTATGTACACGATTACTTCCTGTTGTACGCCGGGCTTGTGCCAACACCGAAAAAAGACGGCTGGTATTTCAACGTTACTGCGTACGCTAGTGGCACAAACGTCAAGGTCCGGTTTATAGTAGATAGTACCGATACCGGATCAATAACAGTACAGGATACAGCGTAATGGCAAGTCGACAAGATATAGCATCACTCCAGGAGCGCGTCGCAACCGCTATTAAAACCATTGAGGAATTGAAGCGCACACCTCAAGCTATGGCAGGCGACAGCTGGGTATATTACCGCAGGCTTATATCGCCAGCGTGGGACTTCGAGGCGCATGGAATTACCAGCCCGAGCTATCTGAAACTCTACAAAGTAACTTACAACGTCGACCGACCACAGACCGGCTTTGCGCTTGCATTCGTAGAGGTTGCCTGGGATACTCCCGCACAGAATATGTCGTACAACTGGTCGCCGGTCCGGAATGATCCATACAGCTGGTGGCTTCGCGTAAACCATGTGAATTACAACAGCGACTCCGCCGGTATAAATATCCGCTTCAATATATTCTCCCCACAAAGTGGTACAATATCAGTAACGGAAGTTTAGACTTTATGTTAAAATTAGCATTAGAAGGAATATAAACTCATGAGCCTAGCAACATCAAACAGAGACGGTGGACGAACAAGCGAGAGCGGACATTTACGCGCTCTGTTGAAAGGGCTTAAAGCTCAGGTTATGACTGGGCTGAATGTTACACAGCGCGGCGCTGGCGCTAACATGAGTGTTGATATTGCTATCGGTGACGCCATTATCCCACGAAGCGACGG